GAGCCGCTGTAACCATACGACTCAGATGATTGTGAGCTTCTGCTACGTCCGCCGCCTAATGAACCGCTCATTACTTACATTCTCCTGAGAGTCAAGAAACCTTTTAATACAGATGTACCGCCTGCATCGGAACTATTTTGTGCCCATGCTATTGCAACGTTTCCGCTGCTAGACACTTCAAGCAGTCCATTGATCTGCGCCCATTGATCGTTTGTTGATTGAAACACCGTATAGCTAACATTGTCAGCTTGAGCACTCGGATCGACGAATGATGAATCAGCATACATATTGCCTGTTGTTGCAACTGTACGTTGTAATGCGCCGTTCTTGTAATAACGCACGTTCGCGCCGTCATACGTTATTTCAAAAACGTCTGTTGTTAGGAATGTTCCTAAATCAGCGATGCTCGCACCACCTTCAAATATATAACAATGGTTGTCATTGTTGAAAAAGAATGAACGCGTGATGCTTGCATGCAAACCTTGAGAAGTGCTGAGACCGATTAGGAACCTAAGCGTTGTTGAATTAGGTGAGCAACTAATACGGCTGTTATTAGTATTGCCGTTGGAATAAACAGCGCTATCAAAAGCAGCGCCGCCACCACTCTTAGACCAAGTAGAGCCAGCAATAACAGCGTTGCCCGTCGCGGTGAATCCTGTGATTGCGCCGCCTGCAAGCGCGCCGATTGTGAAGTCTGCGTTTCCTGCGATTGCATTGCCGCTCACCTGTATGCCGTTAGCGAATCCATCAACAGCAAAATTGCCGCTATTTGAATTCGTGTTAACACGAAATTTGATTCCTGCTGCTGCGGTTCCACCAAACATGATAAAAGCGCTCAACTGATAATTACCAGTTGGTACGCTTGTGATTGCTAGATGCGGATCATCAGCAATTGTCACAGTGCTAGTGCGCGTTGTCGTTGCGGTCTTTGCAGCGTTTTTATCCTTTGTCACCCATAGCGGCAAACCTGCAACCCCTTGTGATGTAAGTACATCGCCCGACGATTGCGCGCCTGCTCCGAATACAACAGCTCCGGCACTGTTGAGAGTCCATAACAGCGTGGAATTGAACTTGAATTTAATCTCGCCATTCGTTCCGGTCCCGCCGGTAGCAATGACTTCAACATTGCCACCACCATTACCGTTCTCACCACCTTGTATATAAACACTACCACGCGGACCACCTTCATTAGTTGAATTAGATCCTGAAATAATTGTGTCGCCGCCTGTACCATCAAAGCTAGTGCCACCTTGCACTTTGATAGTACCGCCGACACCTTCAAGCGCGCCGCCACCAAACAACAGCAGATCACCACCGGCCTGAATGTTTCCTGCATTCACACCAGTTGAGCCAGCAACAATGATTAGATCGATACCATCTTTGCCCGGCACTTGTTCATCAGTTGAAAGCATTGCTAACGTTGGACCATCAGCGCCGCCTAACAACAATCCAGGTTGATTAGGCACACCAGCGGGATTAGGAATATTTGTTCCAAACACCATTTGCCCGCTGAATTTAAGCGTGCCGTTCGGTCCAACGTATCCAACATATCCCGAATTGAAAAACTCGTTGTACTGTCCACTAAAGTCATGCACAGACTTTGCGAGTGGCACAGTGTAATCATACAAAGAGGAATTTGATTTTTCTAACTTGCGCAGCTCACCATCCGCATATTGCGCGGAACTCTTTGTAGTCAACGGCTGCTTGACGTATTTGCTAGGAAGCGCCATTAAAATTCCCCGTCATACTCTGCTTCAATGGTGATGCGCGTAACTGTCCAAGGTTCCGCTGAAGTGTTATTGCTCACTTCAACAGATATAAACCTTCCTGTTACTTCGTACTCATTGCCTTCAGCTTTTCGCTGTACATACGGACCCCACTGCACACCTGAATTATCATCAGTCGAATTGCGTGATCCCAATCTAACAAACAAAGTATTCAGACCTGTGCCTTTTCCTTCGATCATCACTCTGCTTGTGACTTTGCGCTGTTCGGGATCATCAAACACTAAATCCAAGCGCTGCAATACTGCGTTGACATTGTTTGTTTCAGGAACATCCTCAGCATATATCGCGGCGTTTTCAGCGAGCACAATTTTCTGTGTGCCACCTTGCTGCGCTTCATTCCATATACTTAAATCATCATCCCATACCTGTGAGTCATCGTCCCAAGCTTGCGACGGTGACGTGTCTGTCACATAACCAGTTGTGCCATATTTAACGTCATTCAAATCGCGAGTCACCCAATTATCGCGCCGCTCATCCCAAATGTGAGCAACAGTAGCAAACTGACTTCCAGGCTCCGGCACACAGACCCAAAGCTCGCGCGCGTGGTCATCATATATTGTGAAAACATTCTGCGCGTTTGCTTCGTCAATGCTGTTACGCAATGTTTGTTTGATGCGATTGTCTGCAATGCTGCGAATGTTTATTCCATCAGTGAGCACAACATCTTCATTACCAACAACAGCTTGTTGTGTTCCGATTGTTTTCAAAGCATGCGGCGCAATCAAACCAGTTGAACGCACAACAGGGCGCACAGTAAAGATGTTATCCGGCGGCTGCCCTGCATATTCAACCGCATGGAATGAAGTTGGTTTATAGATCATGAGCTGTGTTCCTAACGGTACGCCAGAAACACAGCGGCCCGGACTATCAGCAAGGAATGCTGAACCAGCTTCATTATCTGCGCCTGGAGTCCATGAGTCAGGAACTGCGCCCGGTTCAGTTGCATCACTCCACAAAATCAAATTGTTGAAAACGCCGCTAGGCGAATCTATGTCGAGTGCAAACAAATGAAATCGAAATGCAACAATAAATTTGCATAGCGTTGTTGCTGGAAAACCGGGCAACGGCAAAGCATCATCACCACTATCGCCGGTCCAATAATGTGGCGCGTTCAGTCCGTTTGTGAATACAGGGATACCATTCAGCAGCGTGCTAGACCACTGGTGCGGATTAGTAATCGCAAGCTGTGAAGGAATAGAAACATCATATGAATTGTTTGTTTCTACTGCGTAGATATCATCAGCTCCAAACAGCAGCCACCAATTGAAATCATTCAACGCGAAATTCAACAGGTGATAAGGAATATTCGGGAACGCAGTATAAATTGACCTGCGCCCGCGAATACGCGACGGAAACCCTCGCCGCATATGAACATTCTGAGCAAGCGACAAAACATTGTCAGAAAGCTCTAGCGCATCAACATCTAAAATGTGACCGCCAACCGGGCGCAGAATCTTTTTCATTTCGTGTCACTCCTTTTTAACAATCGTGATTTGCTGCGCGATCATTTCAAAAGCTTTTTCGATACGCGCCAAACGCGCTTCAAGCTTCCAAATGAAATATGCGCAGATCACTAGAGCCGGTGTTCCGCCACCTTGCAACAACTGTAAAACTTCTGCTGCTTCCATCGCATGCACTCCCGCTTCACGGATTGTCCAATGTGAAATTCGGCTTAATCGCAATCAATGTGAAATCTCGGTTTGGTGCTGGCGCACCGGGACTCACAAAGCAACTGCCTGCACCAGCCCAATTAACTTGAATTGGTACAGCAGATCCTGACACCACCGCTACTACGAACGGTGTCGCACCCATTGCAGCAGAAAAGTTCACCGTGTACTGGTTTGTACCAGTCACATTCACGCTTGCAATGTTATGACTTGCTTCAATAGTTCCTGATGGACCGCTAAACCGTAGCAACGCGATCTCACACATAGCCAGTTGCCCGAATGCTGCTGTAATAGCAGCAAGTTTATCGTGCAACTGACTGAGTTCAGCATGTGTCGCAGTGACTTCACCTTCAACGTTTGGAAACGTATTTTGCAACGTTTCTTTCACTAAACGAAGATGATCGTCACCTTGTGATTTAGGATCAGACCCGCCAACTGGATTTGTCGGGTCTAACTGATGAATATACGTTGCAGCTTCAAGGCCCATTAGTAGCTACTCCGAAAAGAAACGTTATATGCGTTTGCAGATTGACCGCCACCCAATTTCTTTTTCATCTTTTGATTCAGGTCGCGAATGTATGAAACCACGCTTTGAAGCATCGCGCTAGAAAGCTCAAGGTTGCGCGCACGCTTATAGAGATAAACTTGTGCAGCTTCGATATACAACTGCGGACAGTCGTTAAGGAGATTGTTTGTATCTCCGTCAGCTGCCAACGCTGCTGGCATGCCAAAATAGTTCAGCGTAAATTCTGCGTCGGTTGGTGGCACACCAGCAAACAAAATTGTTGAGTCGCGCATACAGTATGCAACCGGATCAGTGTATGAGCGATACTGCGCAACTAATGTTTCGTCGAACTGGTCAAGCGGGCAATTGTTATATAACACTGTCCGCATTAATGTGACTTTCGACGGCAAAGAGTAAATTGCTTCAAGTATGCGATTCGTTTCGTTGATTGTCGCAGTCAAGAAATATCCTTCCAGGCGAAGCGCAATCAACGCCTCACCTTGTTGGATAAAACGTTTGATATCAGCAATCGCATAATCTTCGCGATGCGAATCTGTGCGGATCGCTGTTTGCAATTCTAAGTAATTCATTTTTGAATCACTCCGTTTCTAATAACACCGCGCGAGATTCTTCCGACGCGATAAGGCTCCGAAAAAGCAGATCGTTCGAAACGGTCCCAAGCGGCGCGTTGCGCATCAGGATCAGCAAAGTTTGCTAGATCAGGATACAACTTGCGCAAGGCAAAGAAATCCTGTTCAGGAATTCTCATTGTGTGCCTTGCGAACGGTGCATGTTTGTGAGATTCGTTTCCTTCTCTCACTCTACGCACTGCTTCAAGAACAACGCGCCGATTGGGATGCATAAAATTAAACTCCCGAAATGACGGTTAGTGTCGGATCAATGTCACCAATGTTGAAATTGGCGCGCTCAAGATAAGCCTTCAACGTCCAATCAACTGCGTTGACTTTCCGTTGAGAGTGACCAACCTTGCCAAGCGGTTTCACTTGCCAACCACTAAGCAGACCCAATTTCCAGAAGCGCGGATCTAATCCGTAAACATTTGCAACCTGCGGATCTGGATCGCCACCGATTGACAGATACGTCTGTTGCAAACGATTCGGAACGATCTGCATCAATGTTCCAAAGTCCGTTTTGAATGTGTCGATGTATCCTTGCGATACCTGCGCGACACCTGCACCAGTACCGTTAACATTCGCAGTAGGCTGAGCAGCATACGGCGTTGTAAACAGATACTGACCAATTGCCTTTGTGATTCCTGGAACGCTCATCAGCACCGACGGATTACCGCCGAGCACATAAACGTTTTGAATCTGCGCGGCAATCATCAGCCAAGTGAGCTGACGTTCAGCGCCTGCGACCTGTGCAGCCACAAGCTTTGTACCGGTATTGAATCCGGTTGCAGTTCCACCAACGCCCAAATCTTTGTTGGTAGTGATCCACGCGCCTAAACCAGCGCTTTGACCTGCAACGTTGTCGCCGTTGTCTTGTACAGATGCTTGACCAGTGCAGCAGATAGCTTCAACGTCACGACGCAATTCAATCATGCGCTGTGATGTTTGATAACCCATCTCACTGCTGCGACCGATTACACGAACGTCCTCGGATCGATCCGTAACAAACACGGGTTTGTCTGACAGCTGTGCATGATTGCCAACGCGCTTTGCATTAGCAACAGTTGCCTTGTTATCCGTGCTTGCGAGATCAGATCCTGAAATACGTTTGTTTGTAATATCAGGCGCTGCAAGCTTGTCCTCGGTCCATTCCGTGTAACCGTTGTCCATTCCTTCCGTTCCGATCATGTCGAGAAAAACGGTTGGAATATCACTAATGTCGAAGATTTGATCTAAAACATCCTCGCGGACTAGACCGCCAGCAAGAACGTCCTTCAGATCATCCAAGTCTAAATAATCTCCAGGCGCAGCCATGTGTAATTACTCCGATTGATTGAATAATGCAGCCAAACGCTGGCGCGTATCTGGTACAGCACCTTTGCGATTTGCTTGTGATTGCATCGGACGCGCAGCAGCTTTCTTTGTTTTAGCGCTAGTCTTTTGTCCCTTGCTATCAGGGGTTGTGACTTTCGCTAATGCTGCCTGAATTCGTTTGTCACGGAGATACATATCACGAATGAACTTGATTGCACGATGATCGTGGACCGTCGCCATGAAGCCTTCATCAAAGCCCCATCGCTTAGTGAATTCGATCATTCCTTGCAAATCCTCACCAGCCCGTTTTTCGTCGCGCCATTCAGGAATAAATTCCAACGTTTGGCGACGTTCAAACGCCATGTTTGCTTCATGACGTTTGCGAATCTTGTTGACGATTTCAGGGTTGATATGTTCCTTCGGAATCATCCCAATGAGTTCACGCAACTCAGTTTGCGAACGTAGCAGTTCACCTTCAGATTGCATGCGACGCTGTTCAAATTGCGTTTCGCGTGTTTCCAAGTCTACAAGCTCTCCAACGCGATCCTTCATTTGACCGAGGGTTAGCGGCTCCGCGCCATCGGCTAATGGAATTTTCACGTTATAGATTTGTTCGGGCTTGAACCCTAGCCGCTTACTCAATGCTTCAAGCGTTTCAGGTGGCTGCGTTGGATCATCAACAACAGGGTTTCCCTCGTTGTCGATTTCATCCGTTTCACCATCTTCACGCTCTGCAAACAATTCAGCGAGTGACACATGGCGCGGTTCATCCGTGTGCTGCTCATTCTGCTGCTGTTGCTGCTTCGCTCGCCGCTCATTCGCGGAAGGGCGCGCAGTTTGCTGATGCAGTTGCTGATTGTCTGGCGCGTTTCCATTGCCGTTAGGATTCGCGCCCCCATTGCCGCTAGGCGTTTGGGTTTTGCTGCTTGTCTCCAAGCGCTGATTTGACGGCTGCATTGACTTCACTCCTTACAAGTTGAATTGCTCTCACTCTTTGCCACAAATCCTCTCGCTCTTTCGGATCACGAGAGGCTTGCCATGCTGTAAAACAATTCGCGATTGTTTTATCAAAACATTCACTCAGCAGCGGATTCGCGTGAAGTTTCTCCGCTGCTCGTTTCCGTTCGTCCGTTGTCATTGGATGCCTCGTTAGTTTGACGGCGCGCTTCTAGCGCTGCGTTAGATAACAGTTTGCGAATCTCAACAACTGAGTTTGCAGTAATCTTTGCTTCCTCAATTTGAGCGCCGAGCACTTCAGCATAATATTTGAATTGCGTTTCAACATCGGTGCGATATTTGTCTAACGAAATCCTAAGCTGCTCAAGTGCAATGGACTGTTGTAACAGTGCATCCTGTTTGGCCATAGCGCGCTGATTCTCTTGCGCCTTGCGCTTCATTGCTGCCATAGCTTTATCGCTGCGCGGATCAATCTGGAACTTTTCAGGGTTCTCAATATCATTCACACGCAACCACGCATCCAGCGCAGCGGAGTAAGTTGTAACGTCAACCAAAATCTCTTCCATGCCGTTCGCAGCTAGGAATGCTTGACGATCTAACAAACGTTCATACACGGAGCTTTCCCGCGCACGCTCATTTAGTGACTTGCCCAAATTCACCTCAAGCGCATCACGCACAGGCCATTTAGACGGATTCGTCTCAACCCATTTGTTACCACGCTTGAATTTAATCGGTTCCTTCCATTGCGTTCGCAATGTTTCATGCGCAACGAGATACATTGATCTAACAAGCGTGTTTGCAACGATGCGCGTCATAAACAGTGCTAGAGATTCCATCACACTGTATGCGCGGTCTAATCCTTGCGAGCCTACGCGATCATTCAACTGCATCTGACCAGTTGCCATGTCTAACGCTGCGCCGCCTGCTTCACTTCGCACGCTGCGGAAGTGATCCAAGTTTGCAAGAATGTTTGCTGATGTATCAGGCACACCAAATGCCATGATTGCCTGTCTAACATCCTGCACAAGCGATGCGTCAATCGGAATACTACCGTTAATGCGTCCATCAGTGAGCGCAGCATCATCAGCGACACCGGCAAGGTGTGCAGTCCGGTTTTTATTTGTAGCGTTCAAGTTATCCATCAACGCGCGAGTCAATGCCGTTGTTGAATCCTGCACCCATTTAATTTTGTCAAACAACGAAATCCCCATAAACGTATGAGGATTGATAATCGCGACACCTGTTGAATAACAAACAACATCAGCAGGTTCGTCATCCAAAATCCATTGATCGCTGAAACAAATGCGCCGCAACTCACTCGCGCCTGTGCCGTCATCCATTTTTACATACGCTTCATACCATTCAACAAGCTCTTGTGACTTATCGATAGGCTGATTGTTTAATGTGATATTACGCGGCAAGCGCGCATCCGACGCAGCTTGATAAGGATTATTCCATCTGCGCAGCTGTCCAACTTTGGCTTTAGGGAATCCGCGCTCAATCAAAGTCGAACGTGGTTCAACATGCCTTTCAGCGCAGAAAGAAACATCATCTAAATCCTGTCGATGCCAATCCTTCAGATACAAGAAATTTTCCGGCGCAATCGATTCAACACGGAATTTGCGCGTTGTCTTTGTGAGAGTAGCTGACAGCTTTCCGGTCTTTGGATCGTATTTGTGAATATCAGTTTCACCAATCTGATCCAAAACCTCACTTATAACTTCTATGTCAACATTCTCACGCCTTATCTGTTGCTTGTGCGTGCGAGTGTCAACGTAAATCTTCACAATCGAATTTCGCAGCTGCAACGCATCCTTGATTGCGCTTGTCAGCTCAATAAATCCGTTGTTACGTTTGAAAAGCATTGTATGAACGCAGTCTGATTCGAGATTCGCTTGCTCTTCGTCAAGCGCATCATATGAACAAAACTGTGCAATACGTTTGTTGAGCAACGGTTCCGTCATCAATGCCAGATTGCCTTCTGTCATTGAAGAAACATCACCTGTCACGATTGAGCTGCGGCCAGCAACTTCATCGCCGCGCGGGCGTTGGAAGTAATAATCGTATGACTGTTTACGTGACGCAGCGAGTTCATCACCTTCGAACCCAACACAATGCACTAGCATACGTTTGAGATTCTGAGCTAATGAACTCTCTTCCTCGGAAACGAGATAACGCCAAGTCATATTAGATTACTCCACGATCATACTGTGAATAGTTGAGAGGCTTGAAAGCTTTCTTTCTAACCGCTTGTGAGTTTTGCATGACCATAAGCGCTTCTGCTAACGCTGGATGAGTCAACGTTGCCTCATCATTTGTGTCGCGGTATGGAGTATAAGTCATGCAAAAATCTGCAAGCGTTTCACGCGCTGCTGACGTAGCTCTGCAAACATTCAACAGCGCAGCGGCGCGACCATCTTGCATATGTTGTGACGGTGCATTTACAGAAATGACACCATCACCATCCAATCCCGCAAAGAGTGTAGGATCAATATTAACTCCCGCATGCACCAACGGGCTTTGCGGATAAAGCTGTGCGATAGTTTGGACAGCATCAGTGATATTCCTTTCTAAAAATACGTTCACTCCGATAATGAAATCATCTTGATGAACGATAGCTGCAATACCTTCGTCACGCATTCCCCAGGAAACGCGAACGATTCGATTATCTCGAACCCAAATACTGGGATCGATTGCAAGCAGTCTTCGATATTGTCTTCCAAAGACTGTGCCGGTGTTTGCTGCGTCGGGATCACAATAAAACTCCTGTTGTGCGAGACTACGACTCATGCCTTCTTTTATTTCTTTTTCAACGTCCGCCGCTGTAACAATCGGCGATCCATCGTTGCGGCAAGTATCATTAATAGTGCGCAGATCAACATACCAATTCGGGTTTGATCGAAGCGAATCATACATCCTCCAAGCGTGATTGCGCGCGCGAAAGGTTGTGATAAACATCGCCCAACCTTTGTTCTCAACCAGAATTGGACGTATGTAATCCCATGCAGCAGGATCACACAAAGCATACTCAGAAAAGATAACTCCCGCAGGGTTCGCGCCAACTAAGCGATCATAGTTATCTGATCCTAACATCTGCCATGTTGAACCATTCTTAAACTGAATCGACATTTCTGTGTCGTTTGTATGATCTCGCATTGATTCGGGGAATGCGCGATCAATGAATCTCTCACCTGTGCGTGCGTCAATACCTTTCCAGATTGCGCGCCTTGCCTGCACATGAAAAGGAAACAAATGCCAATACGATCCTATGCGCTCTTGAGAACGCTCGCGCCCAAAGTCCAAACCGAACACGTCCTTACCTGCGCGGCGATGCCATGCAAGGAAGAAACGAGTCATGCGCTCTAATTTGAAACGATCAACAACCGCTTGTTGATGCGGATATAACCGCAGCGGTTGAAACACTTTAGCGCGCGTGGTTTGTTTCTTTGGGCGCGGCATATCAGTTCACCAAATCAAGCACGAAACGTTGCACAGCATTGCGTCGCATGACTCGATTCACACGTTGCGGATGAAAGCGCACGCTGTTACGTACAGCATGCGATACAACGCGCAACTTATCAGGCTTGCGGTTAGATACATTAGCAAGCAGATGCGTGCGCAACGTTGCAGCTACATCAGCTCCACCAAAGAAACGATTCACAATCGGTCGCGATGTTGCGTAAGACATTAGTTGCTCCAACCCCTTGACAAGTGCCGGAGTTTATACCTATAGATCATACCTATCAACTATACGCAATAGATTACGACTATTGAATGCGTATGATTGATAGCACTGTACATCCATACACTGT